ACTTAAACGCTTATCGTTTTACTTGTCCTTATAACTTAGAACTAACAGCACTTGGCTTGACGGCAGATCAACATACAACCTCTGGAAATATCACTGTAGTAGTCACTAATCCAGACGACGGTACATTAATAACTGCTACTATACCCAATACAGACGACTTCGTTCAAGTAACCTCAGTCACTTCAGGATCACGATCTCAAGGTGACAATATTACATTTGAAATTACAGCAACTCCAGCAAATGCACAAGGGCTTAGAGCAAATCTTTATTTCAAGAGGACTGTATAATGCCAATCATTCATAGGAAACAATTGGCTTCCGGATTGTATATCAGAAAGTATGACGTTTATATAAATGCTGACACCGGTGGATCTCATGCTTCAACAAATGATGATCCCGGCTTACTTGAGGGAAACTTAGATGATAATTGGATTGAGGAAGGTGCCATTACAACTGTCAATAGAAGTGGGCAAATTGCTGACATTGATACTCATGTTGTATGCGGAGTTTTCAGAGCAAATGAGACAGGAACTTGGAATTTCAGAATCAGATGCGATGATGCTGGATATCTATGGATCGGTTTCAATGCGGAGCCACTAGAGCATGATTTAAACAAAAACAACGCTGTTTGTGATGCTGGTGGTGCTCACGGAGAGCAAAATGGAGATGGCTCTATATCTCTTACAGCAGGGCAATACTATGCTTTCAAGGCAATGGTTGGGGATCGTGGAGGCGGAGATGCTTTCAGAATAGATTTCAAAGCACCGTCAGAGGGAGCACTCTCAGATACGGGTAGAGATGGGACAGGATTTTATTTTCACAATCCGTATGCCCCTAACGGATATAATATTGAATAAACATTTCTTTTTCTTATTAATCTCACTATTTAATGTTGATATATCTATTATACTAGGAGTTTTATATAATGTCATTGTTAAAACAAGCAATAGTTGATGCTGCCAACTTGAAAGAAGCAGCCCTTAAGAATGCAGAGCAGATGATTCTTGAGAAATACTCAAATGAAATTAAATCTGCTGTTAACACTTTGCTTGAGGCAGAAGAAGAAGGTGGACTAGATCTCGGAGGAGAAGGCACATCCGAAGCATCAGCCGAAGAAACTCTAGAGCCTACAACATTCGAAGAGGAAAACATCATTCCTCCTTCTTATATGGAAGGAGAGCAAATTACCTCTAAAGATGGAGAGATGGAATTTTCGACTCCAGATGAAGGAGAGACAATCGACATTAATATCAGTCCAGAAGAATTAGCACAGTTTTTGAAAGATGCCGAACAAAATGATGTCGGACAATATGTTGATCCAAAGTTGGACGACTTTCAAGCACAAATGGATGACGAGCAAGTGGAAGTGGATCTTTCTCAACTCGCTGATCTTTCTGATGCCGAAGAGTTGGGCTATGATGATGAAGAAGAAATTGAGTTACCAGACGATCTAGAAGGAATGGAGAGAATGGTAGCAGAAGCCTTGAATGTGGACTATGAAGCACAACCTCATGGCATGAGTGGGCAAATTGGTGGTGGACTTAATTCTGTTGAATTAGAGACTGCTATTGATATGGCTCTCTCAAAAGCGATGTCAGATGAAATGCAAGAAGAAAACGAAGAAATGAAAGACACTCTTGCAGAACTTGAAGAACAAGTTGATCATCTCACACAAGAAAATAAAAGATTTAAATCAGTAACCATGCAATTAAAAGATAAACTGGAAGAATCAGTTGTCGTTAATGCTAGGTTGCTATACTCAAACCGTGTACTTATCAGTGCCTCCCTGAATGAGCGACAAAAATCAAAAATTGTCGAAGCGTTGAACAAAGCACACACCGTAGATGAAGCAAAGACGATCTATGAAACACTTCAAAGCGCAGTGAGAGAGAACACTAGTTCTCCACAAACACTGAGCGAAGCAATTAATAGAAATGCTGGACGTTCTTCTACATTACCGAGACGTACTCCCGAAAAGGAGAGTCTCAATGAAGGTGCCGCTTCGAGATGGAAAATGCTCGCTGGTATCAAATAAGACAATTATTTATTAAATATGGAGGAAAATATTATGTCTATCGTTGAAAAATTAACTGAAGGTATCGTTCGTCGAGATCTTGCCCAAGAAGGTGCTGCCCTAATGAATAAGTGGGAGCGTACTGGATTGTTGGAAGGCTTGAGCAATGATACTGCTAAAAATAACATGGCTTCTCTTCTTGAGAACCAAGCAAAGGAACTTCTTCGTGAAGCGTCTTTGATGAGTGCTGGAGACGTCGAAGGTTTCGCCGCTGTAGCATTCCCAATTGTGCGTCGTGTATTCGGCTCACTTATCGCTAACGATCTTGTTAGTGTGCAACCAATGTCATTGCCATCTGGCTTGATCTTCTTCTTGGACTTTACATTTAGTTCAGATGGTGCGCAACGTGCAGCATTCACAGCAGATGAATCAATCTATGGACAAGGACGTCTTGGACAACAATTGACTGCAGGTGTTTTGCAGAATAGCACAACTGAAGACAGACAGCCATACGGGCTTGCTTCTGGTTTTGCTCATGCTACTAAAACAGTTTCTGCATCTGTTGGTGTGTTAACACACGTAGCACACGGTACAGCCGGTACTACTGCAGCAATTGATAAATTAATCAATTACGATATGGATATCGCTGATGGAACTATTGTTTCAGTTCTTAAGGTTGAACTATCGACTTTGGATCAAGTTGATCAATCTGAAGCAGGCTTACGTCACATTACTCTTGGTTCTGGTTCTACGTCTGCTTCTGGCTTAAAGGGCATTGAAAGTCTTGTCATTCCTGAAGCCTTCTTTACTTCTTCTACAGATGATCAGACTCAAGTTCGTCGTTTGACTAAATTCTCTGGTTCTACTAGATCTCACGCTCTCTTGTTCTTTACTGGAGACACTGGAATCACTGGTTCTGGAGCCGTTGAATCAAACGAGGCTGCAGTCAAAATTCAATACCGTCAGGCTGATGACTTTGGTGGAACAGCAAATGCTGGCGCAGGTGCTGCTCTCGGTTCAGTTGTTGGACAAGACACTTGGGGATTGGAAGCAAATGCTAGCATTCCTGAGATCGAGATCAAGGTTGACTCAATCAGCGTAACAGCACAAACCAAGAAGTTGAAAGCAAAGTGGAGTCCTGAACTTGGACAAGACTTGAACGCTTACCACAACTTGGATGCTGAAGTAGAATTGACTTCTATCCTTTCTGAGCAAATTGCTTTGGAAATTGATCGTGAGATTCTTGCTGACTTGATTGGTGGTGCTACTGCTGCTACATTCTACTGGAGTCGTTCTCCCGGAAACTTTGTAGATCGTAATACTGGTGCTACATTGTTGAGTTCAACTTCTGTTGCTCCTGACTTTACTGGAAACGTTTCTGAATGGTATGAGACTTTGATCGAAACAATCAATGACGTGTCTGCTGCTATCCACAGAAAGACATTGCGCGGTGGCGCTAACTTCTTGGTTTGCGGCCCTGAAGTTGCAAACATCTTGGAATTCACTTCTGGTTTCCGTGCTAACATTTCTCATGCTGATGAGAAAGGAACTGTTGGCGCTGTTAACGTTGGTTCTATCTCTAAGAAGTTTGATGTTATGGTTGATCCATACTTCCCACGTAACGTAATTTTGGTTGGACGTAAAGGTAACTCTTTCCTTGAAAGTGGTTATGTATATGCTCCTTATGTACCATTGCAAGTTACACCTACGATCTTCGGAACAGAAGACTTCGTACCACGTAAAGGCGTAATGACTCGTTATGCTAAGAAAATGGTTCGTCCGGATATGTACGGATTGGTTGTTTGTCGTGGAATGAACGGTGAAGCAGTATCCTAATCTTTGATTAGTTGATTCGTAATCACATTACAAGCCTCCTTCTCTTTGAGTTGGGGGCTTTTTTATTATTATATACTATTTATTGATAATAATTTCATTTTAAAGGAGACTCATAATGAAACGTAAAAAGAAACTTAGATTACTTAGATTGGCAGAAGAAAAGCGAATGTCTGCTGAGAAAGCAAAGCAAGAAGTACTAGCAGCAGAAGAAGCGAGAAAGGCTGCAGAACAAAAAGCACTCAAAGATGCTGCTGAAGCAGAAAAGAAAGCAGAAGCAGAATCAAAAAAGAAAGCATCTTCTAAGAAGAAGGTATATTCGAAAAAGTCAAAGAAAGAAGATTAATCGTTTTCTCCCCTGACTTACTATTTATAGTGAATGGAGGGACTTTAAATGTCAAAGCCTACGCTTACGCCAAAGCAGCAAACATCTGTAATCGTGTTACCGTCTACTGGGGACACAACTGCAGTTGCCGCTGCTTTACCTTTAGGGGTATATGAATCAGAAGATGATTTTCTATCAGGAGCCGCAGATCAGGTGGCTTACACCTATAAAAAGTTAGGTGGAGATGTACTAGATATCGAAATAACAGAGGGCAATGTATATGCCAATTACGAAGAGGCGGTATTAGAATATTCTTACATCGTCAATAGTCACCAAGCAAAGAATGTACTTTCAGATTTGTTTGGAACGACTACAGGCTCTTTTGACTCTGATGGAGCGCTGAAGGACGGTGACTTGAAAACCAGTCTATCGGGTACCGGAGTACAGCAAAGGTTCCCACGCTTTGAATTTGCGTACGCTAGACGTATTTCTGATGGTGTTGGTGTAGATGCAGGAGTTGGAGGTAATGTTCCAATTTATTCTGCTTCTTTTAGTACCGTAGCAAACCAGCAAGACTATAATCTTCAATCCATATTATCTGCTTCATCAATGACTGGATTAGATGATGGATCTGGGAACAGCGTTCCATGGGCAGGAATGGTAGGAAATAAGAAAGTAGAAGTAAGAAAAGTATATTACAAGACTCCAAATTCTATGTGGAGGTTTTATGGATACTATGGTGGACTGAATGCTGTTGGAAACCTTTCAAATTATGGACAATATTCTGATGACTCTACATTTGAGGTGATTCCTACATGGCAAAATAAGTTACAAGCAGCAATGTTTGAAGACTCAATCTATACCAGAAACTCACACTTTTCTTACGAATTAAGAAACAACCTTCTTAGATTGTTCCCAACCCCCAATAATGTAACTGCAGATCAGTATTGGTTTGAATTTACCATACCTCAAGATCCATATATGCAAGAGTCACCAGACATTGGAATCAAAGGTGTTAATAACATGAACACACTTCCATTTGAGAACATTCCTTATGTGAATATCAACTCTATGGGTAAACAATGGATTAGAAGGTATGCACTGGCTTTATCAAAAGAAACATTAGGACAAGTTCGATCAAAATTTGGAAACTCTATCCCTATTCCGGGTGAAACGTTAAGCCTCAATGGTGGGGACTTGCTGTCTCAGGCGAAAGATGAACAGAACTCTTTAAGAGACGAATTGATTAAACTACTAGATGAATTGACGTATACTAAATTAGCAGAAGACGACAAGAACTTTGTTGAAAATGCTGGAGCACTTATGAAGGCGATTCCGTTAACAATATTTGTGGGGTAAATAGATGTCAAAAAAAGATAATAAATGGACACAACCAACAGCCGCACCTCCTCCCATGTTCACTGGGAAGAAAGAGCGTGATCTAGTTAAGCAAGTAAATGACGAAATCATCGAAAGAGTCATTGGGCAGACAATTGTATATTATCCTATAGACTATAACACTACAGATTTCCATCCAATCTACGGAGAAGCGATAGAAAAGAATTTTCTTCCTCCTATTAGAGTACACGCACTAGTTGAGTGGGAAGGAATACAATCGGCATATACAGAAAAGATTGGTATTGATAAACAATCTACCATTACTATACACTTTCATAAGAGAAGGCTGTCAGAAGATCAAGACTTGTTTGTTAGAGAAGGAGATTTTGTCTTATACGGTGATTTACATTATCAAATAGTGTCCCTTATGGAGCCCAAAAGACTTTATGGGCAAATCGAACACAGGCTAGAGATCAGCGCCAAGTGTGTCAGAGCAAGAGAAGGAGTTTTCAATGGCGAATAATAGACAAGGGCTAGAGTTTCAGCCATCAACAATTGAAACTATTGACATGGCAATGTATGATTATGTTACAAGGCTAAATTTACATAGTAGTACAAATAAAGGATTTACACCTACTCCTATTATATGGGTTGGTGCAGAAAGAACTTTTCAAGTTAAAAACGATCTTACACTTAGAGATTCTGAAGGCTTACTAAAAATTCCTTTGATCACTATAGAAAGAAAAGAGTTAACTAGAGATCCTGCTAAGTCACCATTACCTGCAAACATTCCAGATTACGGAATGGGTGGGTATATACCTGTTCGAAGAAGGATTGTCCAAGACAAAACCAGCGCCTTTAAAAATGCTCAAAATACTAAAAAACATGGTGGTAACGATGATGTAGGTATATCAGAAGCATACTTGAAAAACGGAAGAAAGTTTCCAGAAAACATTAATCCCATGTTTGATACACGCCCTGTCAGTCTAAGACAAAAGGTTATATACGAAACTGTGTACATCCCAGTACCAGTCTATATCAATGTAAAATACGAAGTACATATCAGAACCGAGTATATGCAGCAAATGAATCAGTTGTTAACTCCTTTTATATCAGCAAACTCAAGATTAGGCAGAAACAGTAAGTATATCACCCTAGGGCATGACAATCACTTCTTTGAAGGGTTCATTGACAATTCTTTTACAAATGATAATAATGCAGCAAAACTAGATGAAGAAGAAAGAATTTTTAATACAACTATTAGTATAGATGTTTTAGGATATCTTGTTGGCGGCTCTGATAATGAAGATAGTAATTTAGCAAAGACATATGAAAATATCGTTGATGTAAAGATATCTAGAGAAAGGGTGGCACTTTCTGACAAACATGATAGAACTAACAAAACTGGAACTAATCCTTTCTATAAAGAATAAAAGAGAAATTCTTACTTCCCTTTGGGTAAAAGATTAACTATTTACTATGAAAGTTTTTAATTAATAAAACTAAGACTGTTATCAAAGGAGAAAACAACATGTCAATAGATAAATTTAGATTTGTATCTCCCGGTGTTCAGGTTGCTGAAATAGATCAATCTCGCAGAACTCGTCCTTCTGCCGAACCCGGCCCATTAATCATCGGACGATTCCAACGCGGCCCTACTATGCGTCCCGTAAAAGTGGACTCTCTGCAGGAACTCTCAGAGATCTTTGGTGATCCAATCACTGGTAGAGAATCAGGAGACGTGTCTCGTAACGGAAACTTCTCTGCACCTTCATATGCTGCTTTTGCCGCCAACGCATGGTTGGCTAATCAAGGCGGTGCTACTATTTTAAGACTAGTAGGTAAGAAATCAGACAATGCTGATTCGGATTCCGGCTCTGCAGGATGGAATACACCTGTTGCTGAAGTAGATGGTAGAGGTGGAGCATGGGGACTTTGGGTTGTACCTTCAGGCTCAAGTGCAAATATGACTGGTACGTTAGGAGCCGTATTTTACACAAAACAAAATGTAGGAGTTGTCCTTTCTGGAACTCTAGGCGACACTAGCGATCTAGGGCAAGGCGCAGCAACTTATATCAAGTTCACAGATGGTAATTACAAAGCGTTAGTCATTAGTGGCTCAGATGCGTCATCTTCAGTTCAGACAGCAAAAGAGACTGTGTCTTTCAACTTCAATCCACAATCTAGACAATTCATCAGAAAGGTGTTCAATACTACACCACATCTCACTAACGCCCTAAGAACACCTGCAACGGAGTTAAAGCAATATTGGCTTGGAGAGACATTTGAAGACAATGTACAGAAATTAATTGCTGATCAAGCAGATGGAACTAATATCTATGCATTCACTGCACCATTAGTATCTGGTACGGCTCATTATTCTGATCACACATTCGACGCCCAGCCTTCAAAAACTGGATGGGTAATTGCTCAAGATACCTCAAATGAT